ATATCGCAAAAACCTTGAAAAATCACCAAGGGATACGGCCGATAGTTTTGCCCAGAGCGTTGAACCCAAGGGAGATTATATTAATTACCATGAACCAGAATGGGGCACAAACTTGCCAAACTATGAATATGGAAATATTTCTTTTGCTAAACCGCTCGTGCTTGAACACGAATCAACGGGACATGGTGGATGGAAAACGAAGTTATCTGAAAAATATGGAGGAAAAACCGGCACAGCCTTGGCTAACGCCGTTAAAAAGGATGGTTATGACGGGATAATAACGGTAGATAGCAAGGCTGGCGAGATAAGCGAAGTTGTAAATCTGAATGGAATTAAAACCCGATCTAGTGAAACAATCACCGGATCGGGCGAAAAAAAAATAAGGGTAAACGCGCCAGAGGCTTCCAGTAAGGGAGCCTCTTTAAGTTCTGACGTTCGTTTCAAGCTGGACTCTAAAAATCCTTTGGAAGACTTCAAGGCTATGGTCGAATACGGGGCTGGGATCATTGGCAAAGCAAACACTGCGGATTTTATTAAAATGCTTGAAAGCAAATATCCTGATCAACTATCCGGATATGCACCGGAAATTAAAAACCGGATGATAAGCGCAGTTTACAACAATGCCAAAGTTCTCAACGATACTGGAAACGTAGAGATTAAAGTTGGCCAGAGTGCCGCAAAACTTACTAAGGCGGCAGCAGAGGCAAACAATTCACAAACGATAAACCCAGTCATCCCCCAAGCTAGCCCAAATAATTTAACCGGGCAATCGATTGATGTTTCAAAAATCGATACGACAAGCCATATCGTCAGCAAAACCCAAAGGCCGGCGTTTAGTATTAAAGCTGCAGTAAACAACGTATACGTTAAAGCAATTGATGATGTGTTCAGGCTTAATCAATTTGATAAGTTTGTAGAGGAACGTGTTGGCAAGATTCTGCGGCCTTCTGAAAAGAGTTATAAGCTTGCTCTAAATAGTCGAGGATCAGATCAGGTCGCAAGGACTATTCTGAAAGACAAACTTGTGGACAGCCAAGGTAAAGTAATCGGAGAATCCATGAAAAGCATTATCAGTAAAATCCCAAAAGGCAAAGAAAGGTTGTTTGAGGATTATCTTGTACACCGGCACGCTCCTTCATTGACCAGGCAAGGCAGAAATGTATTCCCTGAATCATGGAACATCACGCCCGAAGTATCTCAATCCATGGTTAAAAATTATGAGAAATATCAACCTGAATTTAAACAAATTGCTGACGATCTTGTTCAGTGGCAGCGCGATATGGGCAAGGCTTGGTTAGTTGATACCGGATTAGTCACAGAGGATGCATGGAAGGTGTTCCAGGAGAAGTATCCGGACTACGTTCCTCTGCAGCGCAAAATGACTGAACTTGAACAGGGCGGCGGCTTTAATAATGCTAAGCGCGGATATGCAAACCAAACTAATCCGGTTAAGAAGGCGGAAGGTTCTGAAAGGCCAATTATAAGCCCTCTTGAAAGCATTATTGAGCACGTTGACAAGTATGTAAAAACAGCCAAACGCAATCAAGTAATGCAAGTTATGATAAAAAATATCCAAAAAGATCCCGAAGCATTCCGAGGCTGGGCGGAAATTGTGCCTGAAACCAGAGGCAAGGAACTTGATGATCTTCTTGATTCTGGCGATCTTGACGGCTTCATTACGCATATGGAAAAGAGTTGGGACGACGTTGCACTGCAAAAACAAGCACGTCACGGGCTGGACAAAGCAAACGTGGTAACAGGTATTGTGAACGGCGAAAAAGTGCATGTTCGGATAAATGACATTGGCTTGTTGGATGCATTGACCAACCTTAACCCACAAGCAAGCCATGCAGCTGTAGAAGCATTCAGGCAGATCACCCGTGTTATGAAACTGCTTACTACCGGCATTAATCCCATGTTCAGTATCGCGAGAAATACGCCGCGTGATTTTATTATGGGTTCTGTGGCGGGTGGAGAAGCGAACCCGTTGCGCTACACGTGGGACTTTCTTGATAGCTTTGCCCGTGTTGTAACCAATGAAAAATGGCACCCGGATAAGTTCTATCAGGATTATAAGGCTATGGGCGGAGGCCATTCTTCAAGTATTGCCTCCGATCGTAATTTGCTTGCCGAGAGTAAAGCAATGTTGCTGGGAACGCCAACCGTCAAACAAAAAGCGAATGCAATTCTTTCTCCTCTTGAAAGACTAGCTAATGCAACAGAAACTATTCCAAGACTTCCGGAGTATATTCGGACAGTAAAAGAAGGTGGAAATACCTATGACTCTCGTATTGAAGGATTATACCGCGCCAATGACGTAACTGTAAACTTCAATAAGCGTGGGCAATGGGGGAAAGACGCAGACGCTTTTATTCCTTACTTGAACGCTGCGTTACAGGGAATTGACAAGCTGGCCAGACTTTATAAGGAGAACCCAACGGCAGCACTTGCCAAGTCGATAGTGGCAATAACAATTCCTTCAATCAGTTTGTATCTACTCAACAGAGATAATCCCGATTACGAAAAACTGAGCAGTTGGGTGAAGGATAATAACTTCTGTATCCCACGCTCAGACGGTACGTTTTTTAAAATAGCTAAGCCGCGTGAAGCTGGCATAGTGTTTGGCAGTATGATTGAACGTGCTATGAGAACATGGGGCGACGACGATCCAGAAGGTTTCAAGAACTTTGCTTCGGCATGGAAAACAAACTTCATGCCACCGTACAGGCCGATATTTGCACCTATGTACGACGCTGCAAGTAACAGTGATTTTGCAGGCAGGCCGATTGTGCCAGGATATTTACAGGGACGTTCACCCGAGCTACAGTATGACGATACAACTAGTGCGCCAGCTAAGGCTATAGGCAGTCTGCTGAACGAATCTCCCAAGAAAATTGATTACCTAGCAAGCAGTTATGGCGGGGTATTGAGCGACGTTGTGCTTCCGGCTGCTTCTCAGGGCAAGGGGCAGAATGTGTTCCAGAGGGTGGCAGAACCAATTAGGCGCGGCGTTATTGCTGATCCGATCTATTCTAACGATACGATAACTGAATTTTACGATATAAAGAATAAGCTGCAGACAGCTAGCAATGACTTCAAGGCAACTAAACAAAAATCTGAATACTATAAGCCTGGGTTGGCAAGGCGTTTTAATTCCGATGCTACACGGATCAGCGAAATAAACAAGCAGATACGCAATATAAATAACAATAAAGATATCAGCTATGAAGCAAAGGTAAAGAGAACGAAGGTGCTTAAAGAGAGGGCTTTGAAGATTGCGGAAAACGCCTTGAAAGTCGCAAAGTAATCAGTATAGTTTGCCTTTGTCGTTGGCATAGTGATATACCATCAAGGCAACGATCCCAAGCGTACCGACACAAGCTAAAAAGGTTTCTAATGCTTCTCTGAAATATACTGCGCCAACAAAAGAAAGGAACAAGTACACAAAAACAGGCCAATTTTTCATTTAATTCACCTCAGAAACATTATAACCTTTCTGCTTCATATATATGAAGTGCAAAACATGACACAGTTAATTTAACAAACTTATCACTGGGGAGCCAAACGGCTCCCCTTAAATATTTTCTGATCAAATTTGGGGAGGGATAAAAAATGCATAACTTACAGGTGATCGAACATAAAAACCAGAGAGTATTAACAACTCAGCAAATTGCAGAGGCATATGGAACTGAACCACAGTTGATAGTTAACAATTTTAATCGCAACAAAGAACGATACGCAGAAGGTAAACACTTTTATTGTCTCGAAGGTAACGTGCTTCGTGAATTTAGGGCGAAAAATCAAATTGATTTACCGTTCAATCTTAACAAATTTTACCTTTGGACTGAAAAAGGAGCATGGTTACATGCAAAATCTTTGGGTACAGACAAAGCATGGGAAGCATATGAAATACTGGTAGATGAATATTACAGGCTTCTTGAAACACAGCAATATAAAATACCTCAAACCTATTCCGAAGCATTAAGGCTTGCTGCTGATCTGTCAGAAGAGAACGAAGCCTTGAAAGAACAAAATGCTCTCATGGCTCCCAAGGCTGAGTTCTTTGACGCGGTGGCTGAATCAAAAGATGCAATAGACATTGGAAGTGCGGCCAAGGTTTTAAATATGGGGATTGGTCGCAATAAGCTTTTTGAGTTATTGCGAGACAAAAAGGTCTTGATGGACAACAATCAACCTTATCAGAAGTACGTTGACCAGGGCTATTTTAGAACCATTGAGCAAAAGTACGGAAAACCTGACGGATCTATGCACGTTAGCTTTAAAACCTTGGTTTACCAACGAGGACTTGATTTTATTCGCAAATTGATCACAAAGACACAGTACCCGGAAATACAATAATCCGTTGCAGGTGAAGACCTGCTATTTTTATTTTCTGATTAATTTTAGGGAGGGGATGGGTTTGTCACAGGAAGAAGTAACCCGGTTGGAAGAACAAGTAAAGACACTTTTTAATGACGTTTGCGAGCTTAAGGGTGATATTAAGGAGATCAAAAATCAACTGGCCAACCGTTTGCCGCTGTGGGCTACGGCATTAATATCGTTGCTTACCGGGGCGGTCGGTTGGTTGTTGTCGGTGGGGTGATAACGTGAAAAACTTTTTAAACGATGCAGACGGTTTGTCACTGTACGACTTCATGGCGTTGCTGATTATCGCAATTACAGCAACTATTTTCATTATGATTCTGCGGGGCCATGACGTTTCGCAGATGCTTGAATTTTACAAGTCTTTCGCTTCTATCCCTGCGACTGCAGCTGTCGGGATCTTTATCCAGGGTAGCGCGAAAGAGATTTGGGGTAAACGGCAAGTTTCCAAGGCTGCTGATGATACGTTGGGAAAGGGCGACGGGTATACCTATGTTGACGGCGACTACTCAAGCGACAGCGAAAGTCCTATTTAAGTGAGGTGAAAACATGTCATACAAATATTACAACCAGAACAACTATGCAAGTGTTCCTTATCCAAGTCCAGAAAAGCCTAGCGCCACAGTTAAGTCTGGCGGTTGCGGTGTGGTCTGTGCTTCAATGATCGTCGAAAACCTGACGGGGAAGCAAGTTGAACCTCGAAGCATGGCTGCGTTCTCGATCAAGCACGGCGCAAGAGTTTCTGGGGGAACGGATATGAACAGGCTGGCGAAAGCAATATGCGAAGATTTTGGCCTGACCTTCACAACTACCAACAATGAAAGCCTGCTGCTGGATCACCTGAGATCTGGCGGCATGGCTATCGCTAATGTTGGCGGCAATCGTCCAGGCCATACCGGTGTGTTTAGTGACGGCGGGCATTATATTGTATGCGCTGGCCTGGATGATGGCCGGGTGATCGTATTAGATCCTGGCTACTACGCTGAAAAGTTTAGTAAACCCGGCAGGGTAGGCAAGGTCAAAGTCGAAGGCAATTACTGTATATGCGATATATCGGTTTTAACTTTGGACACTGCAAACAGATCACCGTCGTACTGGTTATTTGAAAGGAAGGTGGAAGAAGTGCCTGAATGGATGAAAAAAATCATGGAAGAAGCAAGGGCAATCGGGCTGATAAGTGGGGAGCATAACCCCAACGATACAGCCACGAAATGGTTTGTTCTGGGTGTTTGTCTGAATCTGTACAAAGCAATTAAGGGAGGTAAATAGTCATGGATATTGTAACCATCGGGAATCAGGCTATCGCGATTCTGGTACCAGCCCTTTGCCTTATGTTTATTGAGCTGCTGCGCCGGCGTCTTGGCCTGGAGAACATAAAGAAGATCCAGGCTGAACTCGAAACAAAACAGAATCTTGCTATCCTGGCGGTCAAATTTGCTGCGCAAGCATACCAGGATCTTGGCGGCCCACAGAAATACAGTCATGCTGCGCTATGGCTTACTAACCAAGTACAAAAAATCGGACTGAATATAACCCCCTCCGAAATTAAAGGACTTATTGAAGCTGCTCTCAGAATAATTAAGGACGAATTTGGAGAAGAGTGGGCAAAAGTAGTTAAGGAGTAAGGGGAGGTGATCGATATCTATTCGAGTGCTAAAACCTCTCGGCTATATGGGGGCCGCAATGGCTCCCCTTATTTATTTTTCACTTTTATCTTATAATAAAGAATATTTTCGTATGCCTGATAAGGTGTCCCCCCGCCTCCACCAGCTTTAGGCATACCATTCATGCTGTATTTCAATATAATTTCTTTAGTATTTTTATCCCAAACCGTGAAAGAATCAACGTTTTCTGATATAACCTTCTTGCAATTGTCTGGGTCATTTTTGTTTATAACAGTATTTTGTCTTACCAACAAATAAGATTTCACATCTTCTTTTGTTATATATGCAAAAGGTGACCTCTTTTCTTCGATCATTCTTTCCAATTCTTTTTTTGTTCTCCCAGCTTCATTAAGCGGTTGGATTATATAGTCTATATTTGCACCCTTGGCAATTGCTTGCTGATAGTTTGATATTTTTTCTTCTGTCTCTTTTAGTAATTTATAAAAATGTTCCACATCTTCATTTCTTGTCTTATTTGTTATTTGCATTTCCTTCCAAAGATTTTCAGCAAACTTGTCTACGTTCTTGATTTTTGCTGCATTTTTTTCTATTGCAGCCATAACATCTTCTTCAAACAGAATGGCTGGATATCTTGTGTTATGATTGCATTCTCCAGCTCCTCTGCGCGCTTTACAGCATCGATAATAACGATACCGTACTCTTTCCCCTTCGGCATTGTTTTTGCTTAATGTATGGCCTGTCATTGCCCCCCCACAATGCCCGCAACGCAGAAAGCCAGTTAATATATAGGGGGAATCTTCAACACTTCTGGCTATTTTTTTATTGCTGTCAAACATTTTTTGCACTTCCATCCATTTGCCTTTTTCAATAATTGCAGGGAAAGCATCTTTTATTTTAATAATTTCGTCGTCGGGTCTTTTGACTCGATTGTTTCGCTTACCATTAATTTTGTTTGGCGTAGAATTATATACGAATGTTCCGCAATATTTTTCATTTTTTAAGATATCGTGAATGGAGTTTTTGCCAAACGGCCTGCCTATTTTAGATTTCTTCCCACCGTTATTAAGCGCTTCGGTAATAGTTCTATAGCTAAGCCCCTCCAATCTCATATCAAATATTATTCTTACTGTTTCAGCTTCTTTTTCATTAATTACATACTGTTTATCTTGGTTAACGTCATACCCTAGCGGCGGAATACCTCCAAGGTGTTGCGCTTTATAGGCATATTCTTTCATTTTTGCAGATACTTCCCGGCTTAGATTTTTAGAATAGTATTCTGCCATGCCTTCTAAAAGCGATTCCAATATAACGCCTTCCGGTGTATCTTCTATGGGTTGATCTACGGCTATATATCTGGCACCAGCCCGCTGTATTTCTCTTTTGTATATAGCTGAATCATAACGATTACGGGCAAAGCGATCCATTTTATGGGTTAATACAAGCTTGGGCTTTGTCTGTTTCAACTCGTGAATCATTCTGCGAAAATTGGGCCGGTCGTCGCTGGTGGCAGATTTGGCCTCGTCTATATATATTTGGACTATTTCAACTCCATTGTGCTGGCAATAGTTTTCCATGGCCCTTAATTGAGCCTCTATGGATTCTCCATGCTGTTTTTCTGAACTGTATCTCGCGTATGCTACTGCTGGTATCATTGCTGCATCTCTCCCTTGTATGTTATGGGTTGCATGTCTGGCAGGGAACATA